TGAAGATTGGGTAGAAACTGAACCAAAGAAAAAAATTAAAAAACCAAAAAGATTTTGGGAAGATACTGAAATGGATGTAAAAATATCATTAATATCTGAAGAAGAATTAAACGAAATTGCTGAAGATTATATAACCGCATTGGATGAAATGGGATTGGGTGGAGGAGCCGGTGTTGGTTTATCTTTACCGGGTGGATACATAAATGGTGCTCCGAAAGCAGATGATGTTGCCAAAGTAAGTAAGAAGTTGAAGAATAAAGGTATGAGTGGGTATGAGGAGGTTGATGAAGAAACTATTTTAGAATATAGTGGAAATGGTGCATTCTACAACGATGGTAATGCAACAAGTGGTACAATGTGGAATGCTGATTGGGATGATTACAATAATGCAGAATACTATTTAGATAATTTAGAGGGTTGGTGTTTTTATCACGAAGACCCATCTGAATATGAAAAGAAAAAATCAGTAGACCAAAAGTTACCAACGGATGACCAAAACGATGGAAAAACTGATAAGTACAATCGTATATTAAAATACAACTTTCCTAAACCAGAAGATTTAACGGAGATGGCTAAATCTGATTTAGACCAGGTTGAGAAATATGCTGACCAACAATTATCTCCCGAAGATATTGAATTGGGAAAGGAAACTGACCATTTTTTCCAAAGATTAAATGACCCTCGTAATGGTAAACAAATATCAGCAGCCGAATTAACTGGTTTCTTTAAAAGATTGGCAAAAAATAAAAAGAAATTTTTAGATTTTGTAAAACAATATAAGGAGTTTGTAGTTAAAGATAAGAGAACAAACATCAATATTCCATTTATGACAGTAGCAAACAAATTGATTGCTAAAACCATAATGAGAAAGGATGATTTCAAATCTTCAACACCAGTTTATGTATCCGAACAATCTTTGAGTGAAATTACAAAAGGTATCTACGGAAAGAAAATAAAAATCAATGGTGAAATAATTGAATTACAAGTTGAGTTAGTTGGGGCTGATAATAAAACAAATGAATTTATTACAAAAATAGTTCATATTGATAAAAAATATCAAAACAAATATCCAATTGGTTCTACACTAAAAGTACCGGCACGAATATTTAGATTACCCGGCGGTGGTTGGTACAAAGTTAAAAATAAAGCATTTGAAGCAATAACTTCAAAAAATCATAAAGCAGATGGAACTGCTGACCACAATTTTACACAACATCATAAATCATCATCATATACACCTGATTATGGTTATCCTGCTGAATTAGATACAATTGATTTTGATGATGATAGAGAAATAGAACCTGGTCATCAAACGGATACAAAAGATAAACAAAACAAAGGATACGAACCTGTTAAAAAAGTAAACGAAAGTAAAGATTTAATAATTGAAGGTGGGGCTTATGGACACATGCACCATCCGTTTGATATTGAAATGAACCTTACGTTCTCTGACCTAAAGAACATCGTTAAGAAAGCACTTACTGGAGATTTGGATGTAGCAAGAGAAAAAACCGATGGACAAGCATTGGCAATTAGTTGGGTAAATGGAAGATTAGTTGCTGCTAGAAACAAATCACATCTAAAGAATAAAGGTGAGGGTGCTATGACAATAGGACAGGTAGCTGATAAGTTTGCTGGTAGAGGCGGACTAACCGATGCTTACAACTTTGCTATGAGTGATTTATCAAAAGCAATTGGTTCATTATCCGAACCACAAAGAAAAAAAGTATTTAATGATGGAAGTTCGTTTATGAATTTGGAAGTAATATATCCAACATCGGTAAACGTAATTCCATACAACCAACCACTATTAGTATTTCATGGTACATTTGATTATGATATCGATGGTAATATAAGTGGTGAGAATCAACAATCAGCACGAATATTAGCTGGTATGATTAAGCAAGTAAATGCAAGTGTTCAATCCAAATACACAATACAAGGACCACCAATGCAGAAATTACCAAAGAGTGAGAATTTAACAAAACTACAATCAAAGTATATGAGTATGATATCTAAACTACAAAGTGAGTTTGGGTTATCTGATTCTGATGGGGTAGCTGATTATCATCAAGCGTGGTGGAGTAACTTTGTGGATAAAAACGCAAAAGGATTAGATGCACAAGAAAAGATTGGTTTGGTTAAGAGATGGGCATTTGGAGATAAAGGATTCAGAATAGCAACAATACAAAACCCTAAATTAAGAAGTTGGGCAGACAATACTGAAAAGAAAGACCAAGCTAAAATAGCAAAAGATAACCTAATGAAATTTGAAGAAATATTCTTAGGTGTTGGTGCAGATGTACTTTCATTTATGGAATCAGTACTTACCGCAAATCCAACGGAAGCAACTAAACAAATGGTAGCTAGATTACATAAGACGGTTGATGATGTTAGAAAGTTGGGAGACCCTAAGAAGTTGGATAAACTTAAATTAGAATTACAAAGATTACAGGCATTAGGTGGATTTGAAAAGATAGTTCCAAATGAAGGTATCGTATTTGTATATAACGGAAACACTTACAAATTAACAGGAGCATTCGCTCCACTTAATCAAATATTAGGTCTTTTTTACGAATAATTTTTAACGTTTTTTCCAAAAAGTATATACTTATATATACGAATATATAGGAAATAATATGGCAAAAGAATTCAATCGAAAGTACATGCATCCGACTCGTAGAAAGTTATCGGATATGGTATTACGTGGGCAGGAATATGAAACAAATGCACAAATCTCATTATCAGTAAATCCGGAAGCTAATATTACAAGAGAAGTTGGAGAAACTTGGACTGATTCAAACGGAGTTCAATGGGAACAAAAAAAATGGGGTAAGGAGCAGATATCATCATTAAGTGATACAATGGCTGGAGTTAGAAACTATTTAGCAGAACTTAATAGATGTAAAGGTGTTGGATGCAAAACAATCAAATTAGGTAGAGTTGATAAAAAGTTAATATCCAAAACAGGATATTGTATAACGTGTCTTGCTATAAAAGAAACTCAAATAAAAACTGATGGATTGTGGGATGCATACGAAACCTACAAATTAACATCAAATATGATTGACCATGGTACTGACGTACTTGCTCAATTTAATCAAGCATATAACGATGCAAAGCAGGAATATGAGTATGTAAACGAAAATGGTACAACTGAAAAGTGGACTATGGAAAGGCCTGTTGAGGAATTAAAAGCTGAAATATTATTAGAAATTACAAACGTAGAAGCTGAAGTTATACAAGTTACAAAATTAAGAAATGAAGCTTGGGAATTACTAAAAGATAAAAATTATGATTTAGTAAAACCACCTAAAGATTTAGTATGAGTAACGGAATACAACAAAAAAAATCTCTAAAGCAAATTATTGCAGAAGAATACAAAAAGTGTGCTAGTGACCCTATCCACTTTATGAAGAAATATTGTATGATTCAGCATCCGGTGAAAGGTAAAATACCATTTCACCTATTTCCGTTTCAAGAGAAAACATTAACCGAATTTAAGAACAATCGTTTTAACATCGTTCTTAAGTCACGTCAAACTGGTATATCCACATTATCAGCAGGATATGCTTTGTGGAGTATGTTATTCAATACGGATTTCAACGTATTGGTTATTGCAACAAAACAAGAGGTTGCAAAGAACTTAGTAACAAAAGTAAGAGTAATGTACGAACTATTACCATCGTGGTTAAAGGGTGGTGCATTGGAAGATAACAAACTCTCACTCAAATTACAAAATGGTTCACAAATCAAAGCAATTGCTTCCTCACCTGATGCAGGACGTTCGGAAGCATTATCACTTCTAATATTTGATGAGGCAGCTTTCATTGATGATATCGATGAGATTTGGAAAGCAGCTCAATCTACTCTATCAACGGGTGGGGCGTGTATTGCCCTTTCAACTCCCAATGGTGTAGGTAATTGGTTTCATCAAACGTGGAGTGATGCGGAATCATCTATAAATCCATTCAATACAATCAGATTACATTGGACAGTTCATCCAGAAAGAGACCAGACGTGGAGAGATGAGCAAGAAAGATTGTTGGGAAGAAAAGGAGCCGCACAGGAATGTGATTGTGACTTTATTTCATCTGGAGATAACGTAATTGACCCAGAACTCTTAATGTTCTACAAAGAAACTTATGTTCAAGACCCTGTTTCAAAAGGTGGTATAGATAATAACTTTTGGAGATGGGAATATCCTACATCAAATGCATCTTATATGGTTGTAGCTGACGTTGCAAGAGGAGATGGTGCCGATTATTCTACATTCCACATTATGGATATTGTAACGGCAACGCAAGTTGGTGAATACAAAGGCAAGATAGATACAAAAGATTTTGGAAATTTGTTAGTAGCAATATCAACTGAATATAATGATGCTTTATTAGTAATTGAAAACGCAAACATTGGTTGGGCAACAATACAACAGGTAATAGATAGGGGGTATCGTAACCTATTCTATATGAGTAAAGATTTGAAATATGTAGATGTTGAAAATCAATTAAACAATAGATACAGAGCAGAAGATAGAGGATTAGTTGCTGGTTTTTCAACAACATCAAAGACAAGACCTTTAATCATATCAAAGTTGGATGATTATTTTAGAGAAAAGACGGTTATAGTACGTTCTTCTCGATTGATTGATGAATTGTTCACATTTATATATTCAAGTGGTAGAGCGGAAGCTATGAAGGGTTATAACGATGACTTGGTGATGGCATTCTCTATTGGATTATGGGTAAGAGATACTGCGTTAAGATTAAGACAAGAAGGTATTGATTTAACAAAAATGGCAGTAGCTGGAATTACTGCAAATACATACGAAGGTGTGTATTCACCATCTAATATGGATGAGAATCCTTGGAAGATGAGAGTAGGTGAAGGGTTCGAAGATTTAACCCAATGGTTATAGTGTTTTAATATTTTTACATATTTATTGTATATATCAAAATACTATTTACTATGATTAAGTTAAAATCTTTACTAAACGAAGATGAGTATATAGACCAAGCATATGCTATGGGTGATACTCCGCAAGATAATCCAATTGATGATTATGATGAATTGGATGTTGAGCAAGAAGATATGGATGACTTTATTGCATACTTACAACAATACTCAAACGAATTGAATGAGACAAATTGTAATTGTGTGTTTGAAGCAGAATATCAGGGAAGAGAAGTAAAGTTAGGGAAACCGATGCAAGGCGATGTAAAGAAATTTAAGGTCTACGTCAAAAACCCAAAAACAGGTAAGGTGATTAAAGTGAATTTTGGACAGAAGGGAATGGTTATTAAAAAAGACAATCCAGCAAGACGAAAATCATTTAGAGCAAGAATGAATTGTGATAATCCCGGTCCAAGAACAAAGGCAAACTATTGGAGTTGTCGAAAATGGTAAAATAGAAAATTATGGCAGAATTAAATGATGATAGAAGTTTTTTTGGTAGACTAAAGAAATTGTTTGCAACACAAGCCGTTGTCCGAATTGATAAAGATGGGAAACGTAAAGTTGTTGATACAGATGATAGACAGTACAATACAAACTTTATTAATTTAAGAGATAGATATACAAAGTTACAAAAATCATTCTACGAACAACAAGGTGGTGCTCAATCAATGGCATATTCGCAAGTTCGTAGAGAATTATTCAGAGATTATGATGCAATGGATAATGACCCGATACTTTCATCGGCATTAGACATTTATGCGGATGAATCAACTACAAAAGATGAATATGGTGAGGTATTAACAATCAAATCATCTAATGAAAATGTAAAAGAAGCATTACACAACTTATTCTACGATATAATGAACGTAGAGTTTAACTTGTGGCCTTGGGTTCGTAATATGGTTAAGTATGGTGATTTCTTTTTGGCATTGGAAATTGGTGAGAATCAAGGAATTGTAAATGTAAAACCATATTCTGTCTACAATACTGAGCGATTAGAAAATACTGACCCATCAAATCCTAACTATGTTAAGTTTAAAGTAGAGTTGGATGAGATTGGAAAGAAGGAATATGAGAACTATGAAATGGCTCATTTTCGTTTACTTTCAGATACAAACTTCCTACCATATGGTAAATCAATGATTGAGGGAGCAAGAAGAATTTGGAAACAATTAACTCTTATGGAAGATGCGATGTTAATCCATCGTATTATGAGAGCTCCTGAAAAGAGAGTATTCAAAATTGATATTGGTAACATTCCACCGCAAGAGGTTGATAACTATATGCAAAAAATTATCAACAAAATGAAGAAAACTCCATTCGTTGATAGAAATACAGGAGATTACAACTTAAAATACAATATCCAAAACCTTACGGAAGATTTCTTTTTACCTGTTAGAGGTGGAGATAGTGGTACATCAATTGAAAATATTAGTGGTTTAGAATATACTGCAACGGAAGATATTGATTACTTAAAAAACAAATTATTTGCTGCATTGAGAGTACCAAAGGCTTACTTATCTTATGATGAGAACGTAAATGGTAAAGCAACTCTTGCGGCAGAAGATGTTAGATTCGCAAGAACTGTTGAAAGAATTCAAAGAACAGTAGTAAGTGAATTAACTAAAATAGCAATCGTTCACTTAGCAGCTCAAGGTATTGATGATGCTGAAATGGTAAACTTTGAATTAACTCTTACAAACTCATCTACAATCTATGAGCAAGAGAAAGTAAATCTTTGGAGTGAGAAGGTGAGATTAGGAACTGATATTAAAAATATGAATATGTTATCTACCGATTGGGTATATCATAATGTATTTAATATGAGCGAAGATGAAATAAATACGGAGAGAGCTAAAGTAATATTAGATATCAAAGATAGATTTAGACATAACTCAATTGAACAGCAAGGTGAAGACCCAGCAAATCCACCAAAACAACAAAATGTGGAGCAAGAGATAGAGGAGTTGAAATTGGGTATGAGTCAAGACAAAGGTGGTAGACCAAGAGAAGGTAACACATATGGTAAAGATAAACACCCATATGGTAGAGACCCATTGGGTGATAAAGAAAATCACGGAGAAAGAAAAAGAGAAAATAGAAACATATCAACTGCAAAATTAGCAAAAGAATATATAAATGGAATATCAGCTAAAAGAAAGGTTTTGATTGAGAAATCTGGTATGTTAGATGAAAAAAATTTATTAGATGACACAAAAATTTAACAAATAAAAAAAGGTTTATATTTATATGTGTTACTATACGGTCGTAAGTTAAATATAGGGTAAATAAATGAAAAAAATAAAGCACAGTAAATTCAAAAATACTGGAGTGTTATTTGAATTATTAGTAAGACAAATAACATTAGAGGTATTGAATGGAGATAAAACGGAAAATGCTAAGAAGATAGTTAAGGAGTTTTTTGCTCCCGGAACGGAACTTAATAAAGAGTTACGTTTGTATGAACTACTTTTAAAAGAAAAATATAATACGGAGAGTAGAGCAGAGAAATTTGTAGATACTGTATCCCAAGCTCACTCAAAATTAAATGAGGGAAAACTAGCTAAAGAAAAATATGGTTTAATTAAAGAAATTGGTGCTAAATTCGAAATAGAGCAATTCTTATCATCGCCAATTACCAACTACAAAGTATTAGCTTCAATTTATAAAGTATTTGAATCTAAAAAATCGGAAAACTACGATATTAAAGATATATTCAATTCGAAGATTACCCTAATTGAAAACATCATAGCAAGACCTGCTAAAGTAGAAGCAGTTAAAAATGTTGAATCGATTAAGTTAATGGAAACTTATTCTCAACAAGAAAAAGATTTACGTTTATTGACTTATAAGATATTGGTTGAAACTTTCAATAAAAAATATACTAATTTAGATACAAAACAAAAAGGCTTGTTGAAAGAGTATATTAACAATATGAGTAACACAACTAAATTCAAAGATTATGTTGTTACCGAAGTTCCTAAAATCGCAAAAGAACTTAGATTAATTGAAACTAAAGTTTGTGATAAAGTAACTAAAATCAAATTATTAGAAACAATTTCAGTATTAGAAAAAATGAAGATTGGAAAGACTGTTTCCGATTCTCAAGTTTCATCTATTATGCTTTCTTATGAATTAGTTAAAGAATTAAAGAACAAAGTAAATGGAAAATAAATTAAGAGAAATAATCAGAACATTAGTCAAAGAGATTCAATCCGAAGATGAATTGGAGGAAATGACTGGAACTGCTGCAGTTGCTGGTTACAACACTCCCGCTGCATTTACTAAACCTGGTCAAACTGGAAAGAAAAACAATAGATTAGCCAAAGTTACGGGTGGAACTGTTGTAGATGATTTGGAGGAAGGTAAGTTAAAAGAAGAGTTGGGTGTATTGGATTTAGACCCACATAAATTAAAACCAACAGCAACTCCATCAAAAAAAGAAGATGATAAAGATGAAACTATGGCAGATGTATCTTCTATGGAATTAGTTGAAAATCGTTGGTTAGAATTAAAAAGAGAAGATGCTTCTCCACAAAAGAAAATAGCTGTGGGATTGAGAAGTGTAAAATCTCAATTATCTGAAATTGAAAAGTTTGTTAATTGGTATTCAAGATTAAAAACTGAAAACAATTTGGACAGAACAGGTTACTACAAAAGAACATATAGTAACTTAAATACTATCAAAGAAAGATTAAATAAAATAGCGGAGAAAATCCACTCAATGTAATATGGCAGGTATAACAAAACAAAGACTAAAAGAATTAGTTAAGGAAGTAATGGTAGAAGAAACTGAATATCAGGCATTCTTCCAAAAGGCATTAGATAAAGCTGGTAAATCTATTCCATCTATGAGTGATGATGAAAAGAAAGCATTCTTTGATAAAATTGATGCAGCATGGAATGGTAAAGGTGAAAAATCCGAATCCGTAAAATAATAACAAAATGAAGAATCTTTTAATAGAAACCAAATTATTCGAAGGAAAGGTGCAAGAGGATGCTGGTGGTAGAACTATCGTTAAAGGTGTTCTTCAAAGAGCTGGTGCGGAGAATCAAAATGGTAGAGTATATCCAAAACCTACATTGATGAGAGAAGCTCAAAAGTATGAGCAACTTATCAAAGAACGTAGAGCATTAGGTGAATTGGACCACCCTGATTCAACTGTAATCAACTTAAAGAACGTATCACACAATGTTAGAGAAATCCATTGGGAGGGCGATGATTTATGTGGTACGGTTGAAATCCTTGCAACTCCATCTGGTAATATCCTTAAAGAATTACTTAAAGCTGGTATCCTATTAGGTATATCATCAAGAGGTATGGGTTCTACAAAACAAATGGAAGGAAATAAAGTAGAAGTTCAGGAAGATTTTGAATTAATCGGTTGGGATTTTGTTTCTAATCCATCTACACATGGTGCATTTATG